ATAGACCCACATTGGGAAGTGCTGACCATAGGAATACACCACATAAACCCTCGTAGAGTCTTGGTCATCGGTCATACGGCACTCACTCCATAGGTTGCTACCCTTGAATGGCTCCCGTCTTGCGACATAAGGTCTTGCATCCGCATTGGCTATCTGCTTCATATGCTCTCCGTTCTTGTAAGGTTAGATGGGGCTAAATGCTGACTCGTCACCGTCATAGAACCAATTGGTGTATGAATAGACCGAACAAGCATTGGAATCCCCAATGCCAAACATGTAGTCAGATGATGGCGTGTACTCCTCCAACCCTGCTTCATGTAAAGTTATGGTGTCAACTAAGTCAAGTACATCATCCATGATTACCTCCATCAAAAGGAAAAAAGGGACGGTATTGCTACCGTCCCATCGGGATTACAGAACAACCTTGGTTGCCTTGGTTGGGCCATACTGTGCTTCTTCCTTGCTTACAAGGGCAATGTATGGGGCATTGTCGTATTTATTAAACTTTACAACAGGTGTATTGCCCGCATTGTCTTTAGGTGACCATGTATGCAACTTCTTCTTGAGTTCTTTACCCTTGGTAACCATGTAAGCATAGATACCCTTAGCATCATCAACGCTAAACTTGCCGTCAGATGATGGCATACCGTTAGCATCATATGTACCTTCAATTGCAATGTCTTGTGCTTTAGGGCGTAAGATGACATTGACATGGGTTGGTTTAAGTTTTTTCATTTCATAATCTCCATGAAAGTTAATGTAAAGTTATGACTGTTATGTCATAACGCTGATCCCGTTGGGGACACTCCCAGACTCGCCGAAGCCGAGCCGGTTGTCAAGTCGCGCCACTTCAAATGTAAGACTGTAAGGTTGATGGTGCATCAGACGGGGCAACTATCTATGATCTGATGTCAAGTAGATGTGAACTATCTAACTTTACGGATAGTGTAAGTCATTGATTTTGTTGGGGAATAATGTAACTATCTAAACTATCTATGTTTTTCGTGATAATGTGGCACTACAAATAGTTGGATTATCATATCGCACTTTACATGTAAAGTCAGTCATCGAAGTTGGAAACAAAGACATGCAAAAAATGATAGATAATTTAGATAGTTAGATAGAATAATTATACATATACACTAGCAATCCCTTGGTATTCCTACAAACTATACATTTTCATTGTCAAGTTACGCTATCCAAATCCCGTGTTTTGGCCGATGTCAAGTTTAGATAGTGTAGATAGTTGCATGTATGACCCATTTATACCCCATTATGAGACATGATGTGCGATGTATGGCCTATAAACCCCCGACGTATGGGTTTTGTTTTTAATAAACAAAAAGAAACCCGGCTTTCGCCGGGCGTTGGTTACAGGGACATCATCAGCACTAGCAGTACATACAACACAGGCCAGACTGCAAGGGCTATCAGGAAGATCTTAATGTTCTCATTCATGGTTTTCTCCGGTTCAGGAGCCGGGCTTTCGCCCGGACTCCTTTGGTTTACTTAGTCTTAATCACTGCCACGCCCATCCGAGGGTCACTTTGCTTTCGTATTACAAAGTCAAAGGCCTTGTCTTTGGTTGTGGTGTGGAACTCGTACCATTGAGAACCGTACTTGTACTTGACCACGAAGGTCTTGCGCTTGATCTCTTTCATCGTTTTTCTCCAGAGAGTTTAGGGAACCCGGCCGGTTTCCCGGCCGGGGTCTTTACTGCTACCTTACAGGACTACTTTCGCAGCCTTGCTTGGTTTGTCGCCGTCCACGAGGGCCATGTAGGGGTGGCCGTCGTACTTGTTGAACATAATCGCTGGTGTTTTTGCACCGGCAGACTGTATCCAAACCTTGACTTCACGCTTGAGTTCCTTGCCTTTCTTGACCATGAAAGCGTAAACTTCCTTGGACTGACCGACTGAGAACACCGTGCCTGAGGCATCGGCAGCGCACCCCTCAAGTTTGAGGTATCCCGCTTTGGGGGCGACGATGACCCGTACGTGGGTCGGACGCTCGATGGATTTAACCATTTGAGTTCTCCTTTCAAGAGATTAGATTGTTAAAGAACGGTGTCTTTGCGTTGTTCTGCATCGACAATTTCAGACTAACAAACTTGACGGAATTGTCAAGTATCAAGGCAGAATAAGGCTTTGCGGGTTTGCCTTTGGCTTTGTCGCTTGAAGTGTGAGGGGGGGGACATGGACTGACGATTTCGACCGCCCCCCTTATTGTAGGCAACCCCTTAAACCAAGACCCAAAAAACCCAAGTGTAAAGTTACGAACTTTTGCTAATTCTGCTAATCTCAGTATGGGGGCGGAACACAGAATCTAGCAGCGTGGGATTCGGTTGTTGAACACACCGCCCCCTCTATTGACACCACAGTAAGTTGTTCTATACTCCGATCATGGACAACCTACCCCTTTACCACACGAAGTGGTCAGACAGACTGGCCTTCGATGTGGCGCTGATGTTGGAAGGCAGTGGTGAATCCCTGCAAGAAGTGATTACGCGCCACAACATTGGCGCGGTGGATCTGCTTGGCTTTAACAAAGACCCGATCTTTCTCAAAAAGGTCGAGCATTATCAGAACGAAGTCCGCGAAAAGGGGCTGACGTTCAAGTTGAAAGCCCGCGCACAGGCTGAAGAACTACTGACAACCTCCTATTTGTTGATACATGACCCCGCAGTTAGCCCTGCGGTCAAGGCTGACCTCATAAAATCCACCGTGAAGTGGGCTGGACTGGAGCCAAAGGGCGATGTTCAGGCCGAAGGCGCTGGTGGCGGGGTAAAAATTACGATCAATTTGGGTGGACAGACCCACGAAGCGCAGGTAATTGAACAAGAGGCGACGGATGTCACTACCATCGAGCATAGCGAACAGGCTTAATTCCACCTACGACGGGTTTAAGGCAGCAATTTTCACCACTTCGAGTGAGTACAACAACTTTACACTGGCGTTAAAGGAGGCGGGAGCCTCGTTTAAGACCAAAATCAGCAAGCATAAGAGGCGTGGCCGGGAGTTTGTGGTCATGTTGGTAGGGGAAACCCACTAATGGCGCTCGATATTAACTACACACCCCCGCCAACCGGGGCTAAGTTCATGGAGTCTGACGCGAAGATGCGCGTTTTGATGGGGCCGGTGGGTTCTGGCAAGTCTGTGACCTGTTCGTTTGAGATTGTGCGGCGTGCTTCACTACAAACCCCCAATTCACAGGGCATCCGCAAGACGCGGGCGGCTATTGTGCGCGAAACGGCGCGGCAGTTGCAGGATACGACGATCAAAACCTTCTTGGATTGGTTCCCGCCGGGGGTCTGTGGGGAGTACATGCGTACAACCAAGACCTATTTCTTCAAAGTGGGTGATGTTGAGTGCGAGATTATGTTCCGGGCGCTGGATGACGCCGATGATGTGGCTAACCTGAACTCCTTGGAGTTATCCTTCGCGTGGTTTAACGAGTGCCGGGACATCCACCCCGATATTGTGGATGCGATGAGTAAGCGTATTGGCCGTTTTCCGTCGGCAAAGGACGGCGGGCCTACGTGGCACGGGATGTGGGGGGATACTAACCCACCCACAATGGACACTTGGTGGTATTACCAGATGGAAGGACTTGATCCCAAAGATGGCGTATCTCCGAACAATAATGGTTGGGCGGTATTCAAGCAGCCCAGTGGGCGCTCGGCGTACGCTGAGAACATCGACAACTTACCCGACGGTTACTATGACACGCAAGGCCGTAGTGAGGAATACGTCAGGGTTTACATCGACGGAGAGTATGGACTGTCCTCGGCTGGTATGCCGGTGTACAAGTATTTCCGGCCTGACTACCATATGGCTCGCGAGAGACTACGCTATATCAACAATGGGGTTCGACCCATTGTTGTGGGGATGGACTTGGGGCTTACCCCAGCGGCTGTTATCGGACAGCAAGACCCCCGTGGTCGCGCCCTAGTGCTGGCGGAGTGTGTCTCGTTTGACATGGGTGTACAGCGGTTTGTCCGTACCATGCTTAAACCCTTACTTTACGAGCGGTTCGGCGGTGCGCCGGTGCTGATCGTTACTGACCCGGCGGGTATCCAGCGGGCGCAGACTGACGAGCGCAGTGCGGTGGACATTATCAAAGCCGAGGGCTTTAAGGTCATGCCAGCCAAGACCAACAGCATCTCAGCCCGGATCAATTCGGTCGATGACTACCTGATGCGTCAGGTGGATGGCGACCCGGCCTTCTTAGTTGACCCCAGTTGCACTCAACTCAAGGCGGCGATGATGGGTGGATATAGGTACAAACCCAAAGGCGACGGCGATATTGAGAAGAATAAACATTCTCACGTAGCCGAGGCGTTACAATATCTCATGCTCCATATCGCTAGTGTTGGCGAGGGGCATTATTTGGCCCAGCGTCGGGAAATTAAGACGCTTTCGGCTGTGGGCTGGACATAGGTTGTCTCATGCAGTACCATCAAGTCTCACCTCCTTGGCATGTCTCCTTCCATGCCTTAGCCCCCGTTGAGAAATCCGGGGGTTCTTTTTTCTTTGACAGCGTGTATACTTGCTGCTATAACCACACTACAATATGTAGTAGTGTGCTAAACGGAGGAGCGCTATGAAGTCCGGCAAACAGTTCACAATCCTGTCAGATAACCCCAAGATGGATACCTCTGGCTTGGCGGGCAAGCCCGCACCGATGGAACTCTACGAGGTGGAGTTCAAGATGCCTTCCATGAATATCAAGCAGATCATGGAAGTCCACGAAATGAAAACTAACAAAAAGCCTGAGACTGAGTAATGGCCGCTGGTCTGACCCTACTACGCGTAGTATCTAATGACGAGTTAGATCGTCAGGAGAAAGAGTTGGCTGATCGCGCTCTTGCAGAGCGTCAGTCGCAACCCTTCATTCTCGGCATGGCGGACTATCTGCGTGCCTGTTGGGATGTAGCCCAGCAAGCCAAGAAGCCCATCGAGAACAAGATGCTGGCTGCCATGCGGCAACGCAATGGTGAGTACGAGGCAGACA